AGACTCTGAACGGATAGGGCCCGTAAATGTAGAATTAGCCATAGCTGTCTCCTGTCTTGGCTAGGGTCTGTCGCGGTATGCGACAGTCAGGAATAAATTATTTATACCGCACAAAAAGAAAGGGGGCAACAAGGTGCCCCCAATCTTACGGTTTCACGTGGAACAATTAAGCTCCTTGCGAACCGAATACACAGCGTGGGTTGCTAAAGCCAAAGCTGTATCGCTCCCTGGCCTTGTAACGCACGTTACCTGTATCGAAATCTCCCTCCATGGAGGTTGAAATCGGGGTTCGTTCAAAATGCTTAAACCCATCTGGAACGTCAGTCAGAATGAAGAACGCATCGGTGTCAGTCAGAAAATGGTTGACTGAATAACCTTGCGGCAACAGACCCATATTCCTTACTGCGTTGATGTCGTTATCAGACGTGCCGACTCGACCGGGAGACTCTAAGAGCCTATCAGCAATGAACTGAAGCTGAGGCGGAACAATAAGCTTGGTTCCTTGCAGAGCCAAGATCATGTTTCGATCATCAACAAAAGTGCTAATGCTGATTAATGCATTTTCCAAAGACGTTTCATTGAGGTCAGCCATCGTCGTTTGACGATTAGCCAACGTACCGCCACCCGCTAAAGGGTGAGAAGTATTAATCAAAGAAACACCATCACCGCCGGTAAAGCTTGAGCTAAATGCATTGTTCAATACATTTGCAGCTTTAACCTGCTTGGTGTGCGCCATACTGCGGGCCAGAGCCTTCGTATAACGAGCGCCAAGGCGGTCGTAGAGGTTATCTTCAACAGCTTCCTCAGTGAGCGCAAAGCCCAAGGCAATTGTTTCATGCGTATAACGCGCAGTGAAACCTTCACTTGCGTTATCGTAATTAACAGATTGACCTTCAGATTTGGTTTCAGCATTGCCGAATCCAACGATCAGGACTTCTTCTTCAAATGCTCGATCTGAAGCTTCTGTTTCAAAGATTTCAGCATGCTCGTTTTCGTAACGCGCATACTCCATACCAAATAAAGCGTTGAGACCTGGCTCTAGCTCTTTGGCTAACTGTGCTCTTGAAATAGCCATTAGTTATGCTCCTAAGCTAATCCAGCGCCTTTAACGCCAAATATGTGGTTTTGGATTACAACTAATACGTTCGTGTTCGCTGTAGCAACGTCTGAGTTCTCAGGGTCACCTGAGATATCAATCGCTTTCAGCGGCAAAGAAGTAGTAGTTGCGCCTGTTGCAACGTCAAGCTCTGCACCGGATATACCCGTGACAGTGCTTCCAGAAGACGTATACACAATATCGAAGTTTCCAAACAGGTCCGCTACCGGGAAGGTATCGTCTGCCTGAATCTCAAATACAACATTCGGATCATCAATTACAAAAGCAATGATGTCTGAAGCATTTGTACTTGCAGGATAGTAGTTGCTGAACTTTTGCTCACTTGTCGTGGGATCTGTGTACATACAACCATTAAATACGCCAACGATTGGAACAGTGCCACCATCGGCGTGTACTTCTACGCCACCGCCAGTAACCTGTGCAACCATATCTCCCTGAAAGATACTGGTCCCATAATTCGCGGCGATTCTGTATCGACTTTGTCCACCAGTATAGACGCCACCGCCTATCATTCTGGAAGGACTCATGCCGAACGCGGCATCTTTATTAGCCATCGTTGAACCTCCTTAAAACACAATCAAAAGATTAACCCCTGCCTTTACCAAACGAGACTTGAGTTTTCCTCTCTCTCGTCATCGGCATTGCAGGATTTTCCTCGCGCATCAAATCGTTATCAACTGCTCGCATTTGATTTTCGGTTTGACGCTCAAAATGAGCATTACGCTCATTAGCTGTCTCTGCTGGAATCTTGCAAAGAATCAAACCACCAACACCCACAGTACCGGCATGCTTACCATCATCAATGGTAGGCAAGTCATATCCTGCAACTTCTGAGGGTTTAACAGGCTCAAAGCCTTCTCTAAACCTCATGTGGACGTTGGTTTTGTCGTCCTCTCCGCGTATATGCGTTCTGATCCACCTGTATTTTACGCCAGGGGGAGCATCCGGCGTTTCCAGAATTTGAGGGGGAGTCCATGGTTTTCTTGCGGCCTGTGAGGACCGTGAAGAAGCATTTCTAGGCGTTCTGTTAGAACCCTTTCCTGTTTCTTCGTTCATGATCTCTGTAACCTCATTTTTTGTTTCGCGTATTCCTTGAATGGAACCCCAAGCCTTCTAGCAAGCTGCTGTTCAGTAGGGCTTAATTCAACGCTACGATTATTTTGATTGCGTCCGGTTCCTGTTGTGCGTGATCCAGAGACTACTTTTTGGACGGCGTTTTCGTCTCCCACGATGCCAAACTTATGAGGAAATTTTTGCCTCATCTGTCTGTTAAGCTCAGAATAGTATTCATCTGATTCTAAGTCAATCCTACGGTCACGGGCTAAACCCTCATGGACCTTCATTACTTCATTAGTCATTTCAACATCTGAACCAAACCAATCGTTCTCTTCTGCCCACCTCTGGGCTTTTGCAGAGGGCTCTTGGTAGACAGGTTGATTCTGTGGTTGCCCGTAAACAGGATTAGTAAGACCTTGTTCGCGTTGAAGCTCTTCAAAATTTTGTTCTTGAATAGCCTGCTGGCTTTCTTCCCAAGCTTTATATTGAGCCTTGTAGTCTTCAAGGTCCTGCTTGTATTTATTCAGAGATGCTCGATCAGCTTCTGCCTGTGCAAGTAATTGCTGGGCATCTGCCATCTTCTCTGCATCGCCTGACTCATAAGCAACTTTTAATGCATGCTTTGCGGCTTGAGCCTGAGTATCTACTCGATTTTCAAACTCATTTTTGTAGCCTTCCTGAATCCTAATATTTTCATGAGAGGAAGATGTTTGGGATTCAAGCAGCTGATTAGATAGCTGTTGGTTTTGGTCATGCAGTTCTTTTACATATTGAAGAGCTTGTAACTCTCTTCGTTGAAACTCTTTTGCTTGAGCAACTGCTTTATTGATCCTGTCCTGACTTGTCCTTGTCCTTCTCTCTACCTCAGATACTTCTTCATCTTCTGGTACAGGTTTGGGTTCAAAGTCTTCTTGAACAACGTCCTCTGTAATCGGATCAACATCTTCAATGTCACTATCATCAAGATCAATGATTGCAACATCCTCAGATACTTCTTCTTCAACTCTTCTGTGTTCTGGCAATGATGCTTTCTCAATGTTTTCATCATTAAGATTAGCTAATGCCTCAGTCAATGTTTCTTCAGCCATGGGTCACCTATGCAGATTTAATGTCGTCTGGATTGAGTATTACGCCAATCACTTCATCGTCATTGATAATTCTGACTTCGTGATCGTCTTCTAATGCAAATCGAGCCCCTGCGTACCTTCCAATCAGTACCCAGTCGCCTTTCTTACACCATGGTTGGCCACCAAACTTTGCATCATCTTGGTAAGCTAATGGCCCAACCTTTAACACGTAACATACTGATGTGGCTAAGTTTTCTTTATCCAAAGTGGAATCAAGAAGATGTATACCACCATCTGTAACGCCTCTCCCCTTGTATGGTAAGACCAAAAGTCTCCACCCAGACGGGTCAGGCATTCGCTCAATTAAAGATTTATCTAACACGGTGGGGTCCAAGACCCGTTCTTCTTCGCTAACGTATGCATCCATAACGGATGGTTTTGCGACGGTGTCCAATTGTGGCTCACTCATCGATGTCATCTCCTTGTATATGCAACGCTTCCTTCAAATCCTGTCGTAGGGCGCGAAGCATTGATAATTCGCCCATGACAAACTTGTAGTCCTCCATGTTTTTTATATTGCCAGAGGTTACATAATCAATATGACCTTCCTCATATTGATTCAATTTTTTATAGATATAAGACGCGAGAGCGACTGAGTCCATAAGCTATCTAGAATACCCTGTAGGCCCAGAACTAGGCAGTCTGTCAAAAATACTAGATGGCGGTCTTCTAGGAGGACTTGGTCTTCTAGGAGGACTTGGTCTTTTAGGGACAGGTCTCTTAGGCGCCGGTCTTCTAGGAGGACTTGGTCTTACTGGCCTCTTAGGACGAGTAGGTCTTACAGGTCTTCTAGGAGGAGTAGGTCTCTTAGGGACTGGTCTCTTAGGTGACGGTCTCTTAGGCGCAGGTCTCTTGGGAGGACTTGGTCTTCTTGGAGGACTTGGTCTCTTAGGGACTGGTCTCTTAGGTGACGGTCTCTTAGGTGACGGTCTCTTAGGAACTGGTCTCTTAGGTGCTGGTCTCTTAGGTGCTGGTCTATTAGGAACAGGTCTCTTAGGGACAGTTCTTTCAGGAACAGGTCTTTTAGGGACAGGTCTTTTAGGGACAGGTCTTTTAGGGACAGGTCTCTTAGGTGTCGGCCTTTTAGGCGTCGGTTTCTTGGGCGTCGGTCTCTTCGGAGGACTTGGTCTCTTAGGAGGACTTGGCCTCTTGGGAGGAGTTTTCTTAGGCGGAACTGATTTGCCACGGCCTGGCCCCTTAGTCACAGGTCCTCCACGCACAGGTCTATTACTCCCAGACCCTTTACGCCCATCTCCACTCACAGGCTTGGGAGGAGTCTTCTTTGGAGGAGTTGGTCTTTTCGGAGGAGTCGGTCTTTTCGGAGGCGTCTTCTTCGGAGGCGTCTTCTTCGGAGGCGTCTTCTTCGGAGGAGTAGGCTTCGCGGGTGGTAGCATGCCCCCAAATGGAGATTCTTTACGCTTCCCCGTCGTCAAATCAAT